ATGTCCCCATCCACCGTGACCACCACCATGTCCTCCTCCGCCATGTCCTCCTCCACCGTGACCACCACCGCCATGACCACCACCTCCGTGTCCTCCTCCTCCGAATGTTTCTTTATCGTGGCATCCTTTATCTCCTTTGCAATCCTTGCATAAAAATACGACGAATAATACTAACAGCACAAACGCTATGATAAAAATTATCATCTTTGAAATAATTACAAAAAATATGTAAAATATCAAATGTGTAAATTATTATATCCAATACATTTTGCAATAATTATTTATTGTAAAATGTATCAATATATAATATTATATGATCAATTATATATTACGTGATTAATGGAGTCATCCATAATATCCTCAATAGTCTCTAATAATAAAACTAACGATAATATAAAAGATGACGATAATGTAAAATATGATTATGATAACAATAATGATAAGACCAATGTAGGAGAGATTAACATTGATGATTTTATGATCACAGATTATGATTCGGAATATGTAAAGACCATCCACAGTATAAACGATAACACAAAAAAGATTAATGATGATATCTCGACCATAATATGTACACAGGTATCGACGATCGTAGAGACTAACATAAACATATTGACAAACTCTTTAAATCAACGCTTAGATAAAAATTTTAATAATATCAACCAACGATTAGATGTAGATCTTGGTAACATTGATCAAAAGGTGGATTTAATAGATGGACGTTCAATTAAGGAGATTGGTGAAATTAATAAGAGGTTAGATACGATAGAGGGTAATTTAAAGATCTTTGAAAAGAATATTGTATCGTTGTTGAATAAATTGGATTCAAAGATAACCTTCCTTGAAAAAAACATTAAGAACACAATATTAAACAACAGGAACAACACTTATGATTCATCATCTATAAACGAAACTATTGCAAATTCTCCCACTTTTTTAAATAAACATCCCTTAAAACCATTATTATCTTATAGATCTATACCAGGAATGAATCTACAATCTGATGATCAATTTAAATATATGTTTAAAGAGAATCAATAAAAATGTATATAAATTATAAAATTTATAAAAATTACTAAAACTTAAAACTTAAAATATACAACAACGACATTTTTTTATAACCTTGTGTTTTTTTGATAACCTTGTGTTTTTAATCGTATCTCAAAAGATTTTTTGTGGCTGTACCATAGACGATAGATAACAACTCTCCTTGTAGAGTCTTGATGCTGCTGTGTACTAGATATTTGGTACACTCTCTGATCAACGCAATGAGTTGGTGTTCGACAAAGTAGATGAGGTGGTGTAAGAATTGTTCAGAGATCTTGAATTTACCCAATTTCCCAACGACGATGGTTGATTTTACGACTCTAGCGACACCCTGTTTTGCACTTACGATGTAGTTCCAACTTCCGTGGTAAGATTGCTTTGATGATTTGTAAATCTTTTTAAGATCCTTCTCTACATCCAAATTTTCATTCGTAGCATAGAGTTTTTGACCCATACCCTCCAATACATAGACGAGATCCTTCAACTTTAGAATAGATCCAGCACCTTCCTTGTTCCCTCCATCACTCTTTAATATGGTGGCCTTTTTAACGATGGATTGGACGATGTTGATGTAGTGTTGTTTCAAAAAAGAGATGGCCTCACTAGTTAGATGGATTGATAGGGATGGTGCGACTGCTCCACTCTTCATTCTTCCACCAACAGCCAACATTGTCAATCTTCTAATAGTTCCTTCGCTAATATCGTTAGTAGATACATCTGTGGTGATAATTTTCGCATTTTCTTTCTTTTCAACGACAGATTTTGCGGGAGGCTTTGTAGCCTTAGTAGTTTTTGAGGCTTTTGTAGTCTTTGCCTTTGCAGGAGTCTTTGTCGCTAGTGTGGACTTTGACTTTGCAGTAGTCTTTGACGCTAATGTAGTCTTTGACTTTGCGGTGGTGGATTTAGCAACGGCAGTAGTTTTTGCTTTAGTTACAGCCATATCGTATTTTCAAAAACTATAGATGGATTTCAAAGAATATTAGTTTATGTTAATTAAATGTAATATATATCAAGAGTAGATAGATTATTTAATAGATAGCAGTTGTAAGTTATTTTTAAAAAGTTAATTTTAATTTCAATTTTTATGCGTATCTTGTATTCTAATTATACTTTATATCACAACAATAATACGAATATTAAATATTAATTTGTTGGTAAAAGCTACTAGTAAATTTTTAAATATAAACAATTTTATTGTTATTATGGATAGATGTGTATATAAATTTAATAATGAAAATATATGCATAAATAAGGATGTTGATGAATTTGGATTTTGCGAGATTCATAACAAGACATTTCAATCACTAAGTATAAGAGATTCAAATAAAGACGTGGACGTCTCATTGAAATCAGATGTCCAAGTAAATGACGTTCCGGTAAATTCTGACGTCTTATTAAATAATAAATCTCTATTAGATTTGAATTTTACTCCAAATAAAACAGATGTGGGTAGTGAATATATTTTGGTTCCCGATATAAAAAATTTGGATAATGTATCATCCAATTTTAAAACAAATGTTCACGATAATACCAATGATGACAAAGACACTTTTAAAACAAATGTTCATGATAGATCTAATATTTACAACGTTACATTAAAAGGAGAGAATGGAAATAATACAAGTCTTTTATTGTATAACGATGTACCGATAAAAAATATATCTTATCTATTGATGGCGGATCCCAATGTATATAGATTTATATGTGGTGGTATGTCATCGAACGCATACGTTGATCCAACATCTCTTATAAGATACATATCATTGGGACGATTTTTAGATATAGAGAAGAGTCTAAAAGATCAAAATGTCAAAGATGGTTATGTGATATATTACGTCTATAGATCCATAAAAAGAGATGAGGATTTTATCGTGGATAACGATGTTCATGTAAATTCTGAAAACGTTCATGTAAATTCTGAAAACGCAGAACGTTCACATTTTGACAAATTGAAAGATTTGGAAAATGAAAAAAATAATTTTAATAATTTAAAAGATCAGCACTATATTAAAGATAATTTGTCAATTAATAATATATCGACTAATATAGATTCTTTAAATAAGAAAGAATTTAAAAATAACGATTTGGATTCTGTTGAAAAAGAAATAAAAGAATCACAGAGTAACTTGAAGAATATAGATATCGTTATGGCTAAATCTACCAAGGATACTAAAAGTACAAAGGATACAAAGGATACTAAAAATACAAAGGATACTAAAAGTACCAAGGATACAAAAAATACAAAGGATACTAAAAATACCAAGGATACTAAAAATACCAAAGATACTAAAAACACCAAGGATACTAAAAACACCAAAGATAAAAAATCACCTAGAAACAACAAAAATACCAAGGATACTAAATCAACAAAGGATATAAAAAAATCCAAGGATGTAAAATCTGAGGATACAAGAAAATCCTCGGACGTAAAATCTAAAGACGTAAAAAATACAAAGTCAAACAAAGATAATGAGGATGATGATAAGAGACGCTCAGTTAAACAACATATTAGTGATGTTCCAACTATTACCATTAAGAAGAATAAGTTTGGCAACTTTGAAGAGTTAAAGACACATATCGTCTTTGATAAAAGATCACAAAAAGCCATAGGTGTTCAAAGATCTGATGGATCGTTAGATCTATTGACTAATAAGGATGTAGATATATGTATCCATAATTCATGGAAGTATGATGAGGGTAAATGCAAAAAATATATTCCTAGTGAAGAGAAAAAATCTCAAAAAATTGTAAAAGATGAAAAACCAACAAAAAGATCCCAAGATGATAGATCTCATCAAAAAGTTGAGAAGGACGACAAGACAAAGATATCCAAAAATGTTAAAAAATTGAACGATGATAAAGATAAAAAGAAAGAAAAAACGTTATCTTTAACAAAGGATCAAAAGAAAAATTTAACATCTCCCTCAATCTTTAAAGACTTGGAGATTGACCAAGAGGTAGATGAATCGGATGAAGATGTTGATTCGGAAAGTACAGAGGAAATATCAGAGAGTGAGGAAGACAACGAAGAGAGTGAAGAAGAGGAGAGTGATGAAGAAGAGAAGGAGAGTGAATACTCTGATGAAGAAGAGAGCGAAGAGGAGGAGAGTGAAGAAGAGGATGAAGTTGATGAAGAGGAAGAAGAATCGGACGAAGATACTGAGGGTACCGATGAAGAAGAATATGACGACGAAGAAGAAGATGAAGAAGAACCTCCTAGTGAAGATATTAATAGCGACACAGACGAAGAGGATGAGGATGAAGATGATGAGGGTACCGAAGAGGAAGAGGAGAGTAGTGAAAATGAATATGATGAAAAAGATGATGAGGTTGATGAAGAGTCGGATGAGGACGATGATAGTGAATCATCATCCGAATTGGAAGAGGATGATATCGAAGAGGATAATGATAGTGAACATAGTGATTATAGCATATAAAATTTAATAGTTATTAGTATATAAATATATAACAACGTTATATATATTTTTTACAATTTACCAGTAATTTTATATTTACAAATTATAATAGAATTATATTATAAAAAATACTAGTAAATTAATAGTAAGGTAATAAAAACTATTGAAACTATTGGTAAAGTGATGGCTCTATATTCAGAGAATCCAAATTACTCTTATAATATAGTTAGAGATTTAAACAAGGTGCAAGGTGTGACACATGTCACCGATCTTGTCAACGCTCCACCAAGATCCATAAATTATAGGTACATTAGTATACAAAATTCATCTATGAGACCTATCAAGGTAGCGTTAACCACATATTTTAGTGGACGTCTCCCAAAAGCTCAGATGTATTTTGAACCCGGTCAGATAATAAATCTTAACGTCAACTCTATAGGTCAGATGATGCAATACATTCACATACTTGATCCTATAAATGGCAATAGGGTCGGTTATCCTTATGCTATAAGAACCGACGCCAATACATTTGTATTAAGAGATGGAGAAAATATGTGGTGGGTAGACCCTTTTAGACATGGATCGATAGCGGCCCAACATTAGAGATTATTTTTAATCTTTAAAGAATTTTTGTAATATTTAAAATTATAAAAGTATATATTTTATTGAGATATCTTTAATCTTTCCAAAATATCAATCTCTATTAGATAACTCATATCATCTTTATATATCAACCTATATGCATTTCTAAAAGATCTGATTAATGGTTGACTAGCTATAAATTGTAGCAAAATACCCTTTAACGTGTCTTTAAATATATCATTTTGATCGATGATGTTACCATTCTTTAACAATATTCCAAATATTGCCAACGTTGTCGAGATATGGGAATGATGATATATCTTTGGTGAATCTTTTCTTGAGATGTCAGCATGTGAAATGTTTCTATTGGTAAGATTATTTGTAATATTGGATAATCTATCCATCAAATAATTTATATTGAGAAAATCAATGCTATAAGGTAACGATCTAATGATCTCACTATTCCAAAATTTCACATCATTATTATCAACCCAATAAGGAACGTAATTTAAGACCTCATTGTAGTGTGAACTCAACGTCCCACCACTATCCAGAACCATCGATCTTATAAAATAATGTTTGTTCAGCATTATCCTATCATATTCTTCCAAGATCTTTGCATCTTTTACAGAGTGCGATGTGCATCGTTTGTTAGATCCATGTTTTTTATTGCAACCCTCACACTTTTTTGTTAAGATCGATCCCATTTTCTAACCATCTATTATTTATAGATTAATGATGTATAATCATTAATTTGTGAGATTTACATCAAACTATATTTTATATTTTATGAATAATATAAAAATTAATAACGTTTTACTCTCTCTTTGTTCCTGTCAATACGTAGTTATAATCAAATTTATAGGTCGACGTGTATGCCTCACTCGCATATCCCAGAGGATTCAAAATAAACTCTGTATCACCTAGTTTGAAATTTTTGTAAGCATGAGAATGACCACAACAGATTAATCGAGCTCTCGTCAATGTATTCTCATCTATGGTATTAGAAGCATAACAGTAATTTAGCGAACTATTTTTAAACTTCTCCGCTATTAAACTATAGGTAGGTAGATGATGTGTCACCACTATATCTGGTGGATTGATAGATGTTAATTGATCTATCAACCAATCTGATTGCAAAGAATGCCATTCGTTATACGTTTTTGCACCACCCTTTATGAGATCATCGCAATTATAGAAATCATTTAATTGCATTACCGCGTCGACGTAGTTGGATCTTGGTATATGGGACCACAACGTGCAACCCGCTATCTTTATGGTAGATCCATCTTTCAAGATAATATCAAATGTATCACAATCTAGGTATATACATCCCGAATCAAATGCTGATTTTTTACACCAATAATCACACCATGACTTTTTAGGTGATTGGTTTTTGCAAGACATCTTTTTAAAAGTATTGGTAAAAGTATCATCCAAAATAGTATTCGTCTTTATCTTATCTCTCTTTATTCTGGGTACGTCATCATCATTACGTAAATTATGTCTGTTAGATTCAAAGGATTGTTTATAGGTCTCGTGATTACCAGATACGACTATGACATGATCAAACATATCTTTAACGAACGTCAAGTATTTATAATAAATGGTAGAACTTGGATACCCCAGATCACCAGCAATGATCAGACATGTACTATCCATATCATCAACGTTCTCAAACTTTAATGGCATGACACATCTCCATTTTTTTGTGATCCCATTATCCCATTTAAGTAACGTCCTGTGTTCTAGATGGACGTCAGATATGACTCTAATGTGTAATTTTGAAACTTTGGTATTTTTAGACATTATTATAAAAACTTTTACTGTTAACCTTACTACTTTTAAAAAATTATTTTAAAAGCAGATTATTAAATATTCATTAAATATTTACGAGTAGTTTTAAATTAGCTAGTTTGAATTTTTAATAATAATATAAAATAAATTATGGCGTATCAAATATCTGATACAGCTAATATACATAGTGCTGCATCCGATGCAACGCTCGTACTATCTAATCCCACAGAGACGTGGACATTAAAGAATGATTTTGTTGACAACAACTTTGTATTAGAGAGTCAAACCCTCCCCGATATATTAAAGGTAGATCCGGTGACTGGATCTGCTGATTTTATAGATACGATTAGTTCAACAGAGTCAAAACTTAAATCTAATACGGCGTTTAGTATGAATCTATTGGCTTCTCTGGGTATGGTTGCGGATTATGATATAAGATTTCCACCTACTCAAGGAATTTAGATTTTATAAATTATTACAAATTTATAACACACACTATTGTTTTTATAATACATTATTTCATATTTGTAATGTTTATCATATAATCTTATATTTATCTTCAAACGTTTACATCATTATTTGTATTTTTTGTAACATTTGTAAAATTTATTAATTATAAAATAATAAACATATAACGTTGATAAAATCAAATTTACAAAATTGATTTATTCTTTAAATTACAAAGATATGATAGAATCGTCGATTATGGTTTTAAAACCTTTTTGGAATTACGTCACTAAAGACGCATCCCAAAAATTGTTCTTACCCAAAAACGAAAATTTTGTTGATGTTAAAGATCCCTTTGACGATTCCAGAAAACAGAATAGATCTGCTAAGTCATGGGTAGATATAAAGATACAAAACCCTAGACAAAAGATAAAGAAAAACTTTTTTGCACAAGATCTATTAAAATATTCACAAGATGTAGAGAAGCCTATCGTTGCAAAGATGAAGGCAAAAAAGATTAGATTATTCCCTAACAAAGAGGAAGAGGAGAAATTAAGAAAGTGGTTTGGCTGTTATAGATGCGTCTACAATAAGGGTGTTAAATTAATAAATAAGGAGTGGAAAGATCAAAAAACTTTACCCAAAGAAGAAAGAAAAGAGACTGATTTAAGTTTAACAAATAGATTAAACGATGAGTTTTCTAAGGATAAAAATTACGAGAAAGGAACTAAGAATGATTGGATGATGATATTACCTGCTGATACTAGGAGTGCAGCGATACTAGAATTAATAAAGAACAGGAGGACTAACCTTAATTCAGGAAAAGCATTTGAGTTGCATTTCAAAAGTAAGAAACAATCTATCAGCATGCCCATAAGAAAGAGACAATTTTTAGTAAAATCAAAGAAGAGTTCTTACAGATTTTTAAGGGATATAAAGAGAACTAGGTCTGTCCTGTCCAAGTTAAGAAAGAAGAGAACATCACTACCCGAAGAGATCTACCATTCCCTAGATTTGCAATTAGACAAATATGGTAATTTCTATCTTATATTCAAAGAAAATGTTGAGAGGAACGAGAACCAAGTTCCTAAACGAATAATATCTATTGACCCAGGAGTTAGAACATTTTTAACAGGATATACAGATGATGGAGAGATCTACCATATAGGTGCTGGAAAGGTATGGAGATTGGACAAGATTATAAAGTACAGATCTTATATCCAATCTTTGATTGATCAAGAGGACACAAGAGCACATAAACGAAATCACCTAAAGAGACGAATCAATAAATTGTCTTTCAAACTATTCAACCTTGTAGAGGATATGCACAAGAAA